GAATCGAGAGCCTGCGTATCTACCGAAGATAACCCAATCTTTTTCGTTGCACCATTTACCTAAAGGAAATTTTTCTTTATCTCTGTAACAAAGATTTCCCTGTTTAAGTACAAGGCCAACTACTGTAGTGAGTTGAATAGTTTCTTGCGTTTGTTCACTAAGATATAAACCACCTTTGGTTTTTTTAGGACCTGAATACGGAAGAATTAACATTCTATAACCCGTAGGTGTTGGTAATCTATCTAATAGTGATTTGTCTATTGCTTTTTGGTCTAAGACTTTCTTGACTTCTGCTTCATCCTTGTAAGCATTTTTCAATGTCTCAGTCCGTTTCGGTTGCTCCGTGGACTCTGTCATTTTTATTGCTCCTGTTTTTTAAGCAAGTCTATTATGTCTTGCTGCAAGTCATCTAGTGACTTGATCTGTCCTCTAATATAGTAAAGGTCATTTGTATTGTCAACATCTCTAACTAAAGTTTCTTTTAATCGTTCTTTACGTTTATGTATAAGTTTTTTTATGACATCATTAGATGCTGTATCAATCGCCATTTTTCTCCATACAAAATTTATTTTTACCTCGTTCAAGCTGTTTAAAACCAAAATGTGATAGACACTCCTCTATTAAGTCCATCTTATAATATAAATAATCGTCAAATATTATTCTTGCTCTTTTAGCAGATCTACTAGCAAACCATACAGCTTCAGACAAAACATCTTTAGTTGTGTGTGGACCATCTAAAAAAATGAAAGAATACTTTAAACCTGAATATACAGGGTGTTGCATAAAATCAGTATCTTTCATATTTGCAAAGTGGAATTTACCTTTTTGGGTATATTCAGAAAAATCTTTTATCATTTGATCTCTCATTTTGTCGGAGTACGTTGGAGCTTTACCTTTCTCACATCCGTCCCAAGAAAAGTCTTGTTGATTGTCAAAATGTATGTAATCTAAATCACCATAAGGATCTACACCAATATGTAAATAATTATTCTTAACATTATCCATTATGGTTTTTGAACCTTGACCTTCTCTTACACCGATCTCAACTGAATAATATCCAGCACAATCAAAATCTTTTGACCACTTTTCTAATAGTGCATAATCATCACTATCGCCTTGAATCATAAATTATTTTTTACCGTTTCTAAAAATTTGTGTACCCTTTATACCAAAAATACTCGCCACAACCAAAATCCACAAGTTTGTGAACCATGATGGGAGCGACTGGAAATGGTCAAAGAAAATTTTAACCTTATCCATAGCAGATGGATCATCAGATATCACCGCCCAAGCAAGCACAGCTATCGGTGCGCTTAATATAAGCAAAACAAATTCGTCTTTCCAGTCCGATTGTCTAGCTTCAAGAAGTTTACCTTGGTAAGCCTCTTCGCCACGAGCTTGTCGCTCTGCATGTAGTAATTGTGCTTCTGACATTGCCATTTTAGCTTTTTGTCTGTTTGCATAAATTTTAGATCCAGCTTGTACTGCAACTTTAATCGCGCTTAACCACATTTTTTAATACTCCTTCTAATTTTTTATACTTCTCCCTACCGTTAGCATCTTCACAATATTTTTTCAATACCTGATCTATTTTAGTTTTTCTTCTTGCACTTAAATAATTGTATATTTTGAAGTAAATATTCACTGCAGACTTACCCCTTGCTCTCCATCTCCAGCTATCTAAATGATGATCTTGCCTAGGTTTAATATATACAACCGATCCAGTGTTAAAAAATTTATATATTCTATCAATAACATCTTTATCTGTCATTTCTACAGAAACAGAGGGTATTGAATAATCTTTTTTAGTTTTTTCGTAAGAAATATACCCTTCGCCATCAATAATACCTGCGAAGTATGCCTCTTGATTAGATTCTCTTTTTTCTTTTATTGGAAACTTTAATACCTTGCGGGTTTGGTCCTCTTTTTGGTGGTGGTCCAAATTTTTTTCCACCACTAAGACCTTTTCTTTTTTCTCGACTTCTTTTCAACATTTTTTATTTTACCTTTGTTCTTTGTAGCGTAAAAAACTTGCTCACCCTTCTTTGCTCCGTACTGAGCTTTCATAGATTTCATAATTTCTTTGCCTTTTTGATTTAGTGGCATTATTTTTTCTCTAATTTTCTCTCTGCAATATCTAATCTCTTATCAGACTGCTCATCTTGTTGAGCTAATCTATCATATTCAAGATTTAGTTTGTTTGCTTGTCTTTGGTTTTCCATATCTTGTCTTAATCTTGCTTCATCAGCTTTTCTTTGTAGATCCATCGCTCTTAAATCAACTTCTTGTTGTTTAATTCTAACTAACGGATCTTGTTTAGTCATGCTTGCTTGCATTTCTCCTTTTACAAGGTTAGTTGTAATCTCAGCAACTGCAGTTGCAACTGCATTATCAAATGCAATTTGAAAAGATTGTGGATCTTCTTGCTGTAATCTAACCATATTAGGGTCTTGCATCATTTGCTCTGTTACTTCTTTACGTGCTTTAAAAGAAATGTGATCAGAGATGTGCGATTGTAACAAGGCATAGACAGCAGGGTTGATTTGAACCATACGTGACTCCATAAATGCTGAGTGTGCAGCTATATGAGCATCATGATCCTGAAATTCAAAAGCAGTAAGCAGTCTCATTTGCAATGCTCTTGCATTTTCTTTAGCAGGATCCATTGGTTCGGGCTGTCTTTGTGGTGGTTTTAGTAAAGTTTCTATTTGTTTTGTGCCTAAAGCTTCATAAACTCTTCGATATGCTTCGTGTATGTTGTGTAATTGTGGATTTGAACTCGCAATTTGCAATTGTGTCTGTGCTAACGTAACTCTTTGTGCCATAGACATGATATTTGGGTCTGCAACAGGCAAAACATCTATCCTTTTATCAAAATCCGCAGATTTTATTTGTCTTGGACCACCATAAACATCATATGGATACTCAGGAGGTAGATATTCTGAACAAATTCTTGCTAAAATTTTAAATTCTAGCCTCATTGCATAGTAACATCGCTTATGAACACCACTCATTACCCTAGAACCACGTTCTAACATGGCAATAGTTGTGCCCACAGCTCTGTTTTGCGTGTCGTTACCCACTGCGGTATCGGTTATCGCAGCAAATTTTTGACCCGCTTGCACTACAAAACCTAAAAGATTGAATAAAGTTGTGCTTGGCTCTGAAAAAGGTAGGTTAAAAAACTGATCTCTAATGTTTCCACCTGGCGCATCTACATCTCTAAACTCTCCAGGTTGTATTGGTTGGTCGTCATCTCTAACTCTTATGCCTCTAGACTTAAATCCTGCGGGTAAATTTTTTAAAGTACCTGCATCTATCAACTGTCTCAGAGCAACTGTTGCTGCTCTTGATAAACCACCTATAGTATGTATCAAACCAAAACCATAAAAACCTAATCCAGGTAAAAATTTATAGTGCACAAAGTATTCTATCCTTGTGTAATTAGGATCATCAACTCTATAGTTTCTGTATATTGATAAAACCTCTCCTGAGCTTTCATCTATTGTGACAATGTATGGAATCTTAATAGCTTTGCTAGTTCTATTGTCAAAATTTTCATAATCATCTAAGTTTAATTCAACATGCATTTCTAATATTGTGTGTATGTAATCAGTAAATCCTGGTTTGACTCCATCAAGCTCATCTATCTTTTGCTCTAAATCTGATTGTTCAGTTCTTGGTTTAGGTAACTCGATGTCTCTATAAAAATTAGCTGCCATTTTTTTATTTACTTCATTTTCACTCATCTTAATGACGTGTGTTATTCTTCCTGCATCTTTTAAATCTGATGCATAATATGGAACAACTAAATCTTCAGCTGGTACAAATTTAGATACGGGTCTTTGTAAAAATTCATCAAAGTAAATTTTTTTGAATGTGGATCCTGAGAGTGGTAAATAATATAACATTTGATCCATGTCAGTCGTATAATCCTCCATCTTCTCCATAAGAAGATAATTCATATACTCTTTTACACGATCAGCTTGTTGTTCGGTGGCCGGTGTGCGTATGCCAAGAACTTGTGTTCTTACTGGACCATCACTTGGAATAAGTTCTTTATAAGCAGAAGCTTGAAAAGTTGTTGCACTTTCACTCAACAAAGGATGGGTGACACCGGAAGCTCCTTTAAAAGGTCTTGTTTGTTCATTGTATTTTACTCCAAGAAGATCCAAACCTTTAGTATAGCCCTCCTCCCACTCTTTTCTCGATTCTTTGTCTTTTCTGTATTCTGATATTAACTCCATGCCTAAACGTTTAAGAGTTCTTTCATCCATGTTCATGGCTAAATTAGCATTGAAGTCATCATTAACTTGTTCTTCGACTTGCTCCTCTCCCTCTACGCTAACATCAACCTCTTCAACGCCAGGAGAAACTTCATCTACTATCTCTTCTACTTTTTCAGAAATTTCGTTATTTTTTTCAACCGCCATATTGTACTAAGCCACCTTCTTTTTTATATAATTTTTGGGTTTGAAGCATCAATGGAGATACTTTAACACCATAAGCCTCACCATACAAGTTTAAATCATATTTTCCAATGAACCTCATGCCTGGTTGTTGGACCTCAGATGCATCGGAGTGATATTTGATTTTGTAAGTTTTATCTCCTAAATCTACATCTCTGAACTCAATTCTTTTATAAGGTTTATTAGGATCTGACAAACTAAATTTAATTTTACCTGCTTTTGTGTCAAATAGCTGTGCTTGTTTTTTCATCTCATTAGGTATGACTGCTAGAGATTTACCTTTAACTGTTTTACCACCATTTGCAAAACCATAACTTTCTATAGTGCCCGCTATTTTATCTTCAGTCATACCTCTCCTCATGTAGTTTGTAGGTATGACAGCCACGTAATCAAATTTTTCTCTTGCAGCTTTATTTAATAAAAATTTGATAGCGTAGTTATTATAACTACTTCTATCTATTAACGGATAATAATTTATAGTTTTATCTCTAAAATATCTACCATCATCTTCTGGAACTTTTATTGTCTCTGGTTTACCTATCCCTTTTCTGATTAAAACTTTATCTATAGATTTTATACCTCTTGCCGCTTGGTCACTTTCTAATCTACTCATGTTGCCTGATAAAATTTTATCTCCTAATTTTTTTCTTGCTTGTAATAGAAAAGTAATCTCAGTATTTTTTTGATATGGGTTACTTCTTACACTAGCATCAAAGTTTGGAGTTTTTGTTTTACGTAAGGCTTTCGAAATCGCTTGATTTGTGTCTGATTGAATTTCATGAATCATTAAAATTTTATCACCGTTAGGTGCAAATCTAGTATCATACCTGATGTGCATGATAGGGTTTGCAAACTCTTTATCTCTGTAATGTCCAAAAAATTTTGTTGGTGTATTACCTGGTATATCCTCTGGTAAATTAATTAGTGTTTCTCTGTAATTTTGCCCACCCTCAAAAGTATACCCTGTTTGGTCTTCGTATCTTGGCGGTTTTATATTTTTTCTCACTCTTTCTAAATCATCGAACTCAAAGTTCAATTGTTGTAGCTCCTTTTTGAATTGAGGGTATCTACCCATTAACATTGATATGTTAGGTTTAGCAGGTATACCCCTTTCTAGTGCATCTGTGTAACGATTTAAAAGTTGCGATAGCTCTGGATCATTTACTTGGTTATTAATTTTATCAAATGTGTTTTTAAATTTTTGATATAGTCTCTTTTTAACTGGTTCAGTTAACGAATTAGAAAACTCTGTAGCTTGTAATCTGTTTACTGGATTTAATCTTACTAAGTCTGTTAAAATTTTACCTGGGACTTTGACACCTGCTAATTTAGCTGCATGTAATACACCACCTGTAAGTTCACCAGTTGGAGAGAAAGCTGCAATATTTGAATCAAATAATTCCTCTAATGGAACTGTTATTTGTTTACCAGCTAGATATCCTGATGTATTATCGTAGTTAAATTTTACTGGGTTTAAAACTTTCTCTCTATAATTTTGACCAAATATTTTTAAACTTCTATCTCTTCTATCTGTTAAAAACTTCATCCACTCATCAGCTGTAAACGTTCCTGGACCTTTTTGTGCTATACGATCATATAGTGCACTTCCAAACATTAAATTTTGACTTGGTGGTGTGCCCATTTGTAAAGCACCTGTTCTTGGTGGCGTAGGATATTCTTGAATAGCTAAATCTTTTCTTACAGTTTGTAATGCAGTGCCTTTAGTCTCTTGTGGTAAAACTTGTTGTGGTTGATTTTGCACACGCTGAACAGCGCTAGGATCTACGACATCCTTTTTTTGTTTTTTTAATAGTGCTGAGATTCCTCTTTTGAAAAGATCCTTGAGGGCCATTGACCCTCCTAGTACATTTTAGTAGGCTTGTTTCTACCAATTTTGCATTTTACTTTTACAGACTTACCTGATTTCATTCCTACAGGGTTTGGTCTCATCATCATGCCACCGCCCATTTTTTTCTTAGGTGCGATTGCTGGAAATACTCCTATACTTTTAAAGAAACCTTTTGGACTTTTAACTAATGGTACCGGTAAACCTTTTTTCTTTGCAAGTGCTGCAAGTTTACCTTTTTTTGCCATCATGGGTCTTCTCATCATGCCACCGCCCATTTTACCTTGAGCCTTAAGTCTTTGTGTAGCTTCCATTAAACCACCACCCATTTTTTTTCTTTTTCTCTTCATTTGATCGTAATCATCTAAAGAAGGTTTTGCTCCACCTGGTTTAGGTTTGAAAGGACCCATAGAAAATGTTCCTTGATTTAATGAACCTTTTTTATATCCAGGAACTTTTTTCATCATGCCACCGCCCATTTTTTTCTTAGGCTCTTCTTTATTCTTTTTCATTTTAGATTTTAAAAATTGAACTGCACCGACTCCCATTGCTGCAATCGGTAAAACAATTTTTCCAACTTTAGTAGCTTTAGCAGCTTCAGCTGCTCTTTTCATCATGGCTTTTCTCTTGTTAAATTGTGCTGGAGTTTCTCCAGGTTTAAAACCTTTTGATTTTCTCATTTCTTCTAAACTAGAAAATCGACCACCTTTTTGTAAACCCATAGGCCTTCGCATCATCATTCCGCCACCCATTTTTTTCTGTATTCTTGGTTTTATTGGTTTTGGTTTCATAGGTTGACCGTATCTATCTTGTGGTTTGGGTCTTATTACACCAGGTCCTTTTGGTTTGATGATTGTGCCTCGTTTAGCTTTCATCATTTTACCTGGCTTCATTTTCTCGTCTTGTAAACCTTTGCCTCTGTTTTTAGCTTTTTCAGCTCTAAGCACTGCAAAATCTTTTTCGTCAATTTTATTAAATGGTGGTGCTTTTTTTGCAATTTTAATTTGGCCGCCTGATAACATTCCTGGTTTCATTTTTTGTATGGATCTTTCAACTAAATTAAGTCCTCTATCACCTTTTTTCATTTTAGAAATTTTAGAAATTTTCTTAACCGCTTCTATATCTCTTTGTGTGAGTCTGTCTTTATCTTTTTTAGCTTTAGCTAAAGCGTAAGCTTTAATTTTTTTCTCCATATCAGCCATAATATCTATAATCCTTTTCTATCTTAAAATTAGGTTCGTCCATTGCATCGGAATACGTTGAAACAAATCCACCTTCCCTGAATCTTATCACTGCTTGGGTCATAGAGTCAACATAGTCATCGAATTGTCCATGAGGAAAAGCAGCTACTTCCTCTATAACTTCTTGAGCAAATTTCTCATCTGTGGGTGCAAAAACCATACCTGACTCAAATACGGGTGCTACGGAGTTTATCCTAGTAAACTTATCTCTACCCTTTGCAGGAACATAATCTATTACAGGTATACCTGCTCTTCTTAATTCATGAATTAAAGGTTGTCCTGAGGCTTTAGCTTCAATGATAGTTGTTTCAGGTTGCCAGTATTGATATTGCTCTATAGCTAAATTCTTAAGATCTGGAAAGTCGAACCTTCCTTTTATGGCATCTAATAAAATAATACAATTTTCGTATCCCTCTGCAGGTTGAAAAATACCCCATGTAGTAATTGCTGAGTAGTCTGCAGTTTCTTTTTTAGAGTAAGCTGTATCGTAACTTTGTATTACATGTTTAAGCACAGGTATCCGTTCTTCGTTCCACGGTTGCCACCAGTCTCTTTTAATGATTGCGCCCTCCTCTGATGTTGGGTCCTGCATGTATTGTGCATTCCAGTTTTTTGTTGTCACTGATGCTTTTACTTTTTCTAATTCTTCTAGTGGCCAATATTCAGGCCATACAGGATTACCTGAGGGAAGTATCGCTGGAAAATTTATAACGCGCCACGAATCTGATTTAGGTTCAGATTGAGATTTAATGAGTCTTCCTGTTAAATCATCAGTTGCCCATCTTGTCATTACAACAACGATTGAGCCTCCTGGTTGTAAACGTTGTCTTGGTCCTGATGAATACCACTCGTAAGTTCTTTCCATCGCAGAATCAGACATTGAATCTTGTTCTGTGTGTGGGTCATCGATAATAAGAAGATCCGCCCCTCGTCCTGTGATTGAACCGCCTACCCCCGCTGCAAAATATTCTCCACCATGATTGGTCTCCCAACGGCCTTTAGCCTTACTATCTTCTCTAAGACTAACATCTCCAAAGATGTTTTTGTAGTCTTCGGTCTCCATTAAGTTTCTAACTTTGCTACCGAATCGCGAAGCAAGTTCAGCGTTGTGTGATACTTGCATAAGTTTCATCTTAGGGTTTTTACCTATCATCCAAGCAGGAAACAAATATGATGCGAACTCTGATTTAGTATGCCTTGGCGGCATATTCACAATAAGACGCTTAGATTTTTTTAAAGCGATATCCTGAAACTCATTTGCTATAATCTGATGGTGCCCCCAGTTTTCTGGGTCCTGTGTTTGCCTACATATAAAATCAGGCCACATAGCTTTCACAAA